CAACAAAATTAATTTATGAGGATGAGTTTGCAAGAGCGTTAGCAGAGGATGGTTCTGCATCTAGCACTCACATAACACCAAAAGCATATTACCCAGGATCATAATGGCAAAGTACGCAACAGGTAAATACGCAAAAGCAATATCAGATAGATCTGGTATGGAGTTTCCATACAAAGAAATGGTTAGAGAATGGAACGGTGCATTTGTGCACGTATCTGAGTTTGAACCAAAGCAACCACAATTAGAACCAAAACCTATGAATGGTGATTCTATATCTTTAAGACATGTAAGACCTGACAGAGTAGAAACAGCTGTTCCAAAAATTTTACCATTAAATGCATTTACAACAACAAATGGATCTGCAACAATTAGTGTTAATGAACCAAATCACGGTAGATCAACAGGCGATACTGTTAGATTTAGAGATGCGAGCGTTGTTGGAGGAGTGGCTGCAGCAACTATAAATTTAGCAGCAGGGTATACAATTACTAAAACAAACGATGATAATTATACCTTTGCAACAGGCACAACATCTAGTATAACTGAAGTAGGAGGAGGCGGTTCTGCATCAGCAGGACCTGTAACGGTAACGGCATGATTAAAAAAATAAAAGATTTTATTTGTAATTTATTTGGAATCAAACAGTGTGCATGTCCAGAAGATATGGATGAGCATGCAGAATTATATTTAAAACCTAAAAAATCAGATATTCCTGTTTATGAAAATGAGGATGCTGTTAAAAAAGGACATTGTTCCGGACACACAAGATTTAGAAAATCTTGTCCTCTTTGTCAGGAGATAGTAGCATAATGGCTGGATTAAGTGCATCAGGATTAAAAACACAAATTAGAAGTTATACAGAAACAGATTCTAATGTATTAACAGATGCTGTTTTAGAAAATATAATTTTAAACGCACAATATAGAATATTTAGAGACGTACCCATTGATGCTGATAGAAAACAACAACTAGGTAACTTTGTTGCTGGACAGGAATCTATTAACTGTCCTGCAGGAGCTGTATTTATCAGAGGTATACAAGTTTATGATACAAATGGATCTGCTATTACAGGAGCTAACAGATGGTTAGAAAAAAAAGATTTAACTTATTTACAAGAGTATCAGGATGTAACCGGAACCTCCGCTGCTCAAGGTCAACCTAAATATTATGCTATGTTTGGTGGTGCTACAGGAGAGTCTGACACTACATCAGGTAGAATATTTGTAGCTCCAGTTCCAAATACGACTTACAGATTTAGAGTGCATTTTAATAAAATGCCTGATCTTTTAGAAAATGATGATACTAATTATATTAGTCTTAACTTTCCAAACGGGCTGTTATATTGTTGTCTTTCAGAGGCATATGGGTTTTTAAAAGGTCCGATAGATATGTTGACTTTATATGAAAATAAATATAAACAAGAAGTACAAAAGTTTGCTAATGAGCAAGTCGGTAGACGAAGAAGAGATGATTACACAGATGGCACTGTTCGAATACCGGTAAACTCAGTAAACCCGTAGGAGATAAATTATGGCAATATCATCAGCAATATGTTCAAGCTTTAAACAAGAGCTTTTACAAGGTAAACATAGCTTTGAATCTTCAGGTGGACACACTTTTAAGATTGCATTATTTACTAGTTCTGCATCCTTAGGTGCAGCTACAACTGATTATTCCACTTCAAATGAAATATCCAATACATCAGGATCTGCATACTCTGCAGGTGGTGCAACTTTAACAAATCAAGGGGTTTCATTATCTTCTACAACAGCATTCACAGACTTTGCAGACGTAACTTACACATCTGCATCTTTCACTGCAAACGGTGCAATGATTTATAATACAACAACAGACGGTGGTTCAGGAACTACTGACGCTGTAGCAATTATTGCATTTGGTGGTGATAAGACAGCAAGTAATGGGACTTTTAAAATAGAATTTCCTGCAGCAGACGCAAGTAACGCGATCATCAGATTAGCTTAGGAGGTCGACCATGTCGACCACTTCAGGATGGGGACGATTCACCTGGGGACAGGCATATTGGAACGCAGACACAACATTAAAAACAGGTTGGGGTGCACAAGCTTGGAGCGGTGATGGTGGTTGGGGAGATCTTTCCGATCAAACAATTTCACTAACAGGTTTATCAATAACATCAAGTTTAGGAACAGTTGATGTTCCAGATGTGGTTCTTTCATTAACTGGTCAATCGATAACGTCTTCACAAGGAGAGGCTTTTGTTCCTGTAAACATAGAGGGTGTATCTTTCTCAGGATCTGTAGGTTCACTGACTGTAGATGATGTTCATCAAGGTTTAACATCAAGTGCTATAACAGCTTCTGTTGGTGTAATAACACCAAACGATATGACCATAGGTTTAACTGGTCAATCAATAACCATATCACAAGGAACAGCAAAAGCACCAAACGAAACTGTATTACCATCTGGTTTATCTATAACTTCAGCTCAAGGCACAGCTCAAGGTATATCTTCACAAGAAGCAGAATTAACAGGTCAATCAATAACATCTAGTTTAGGAACAGTAACTATACCAAATGACGTGGTATTTTTATCTGGTCAAGAAATTGAATCTCAACAAGGATCTATAGTTGGACTAGGTGGCGCTGTTGCTCAACCAACTGGACTATCGACTACAGCTAGTGTGGGATCTTTAACTATAGAAGAAGGATTAGGACTAACAGGTCAATCATTTAGTGCTAGCGTAGGGTCTATATCTTTAACTGATATACAGGTTGGATTAACTGGTCAATCAGCATCATTTAACATAGGAACAGTAGATATCTTTGCTTATGGCGATGTTGACACTGGTTCAAATACATCATATACTAATGTTTCAACAGGCTCGAATGATACTTATTCAGATGTTGCAACTGGATCAAATACAAGTTATAGTGACGCTGCATAGGAGAAAATTATGGCATCAACATACACACCACTAGGTATAGAACTTCAAGCAACCGGAGAAAATGCCGGAACATGGGGAACAAAAACAAACGTTAATTTACAAGTCGTTGAACAAATATCTGGTGGTTTTACACAACAAGCTTTAACTAGCGGTGGGACTGTTGCTTTAACAAGCAGTGATGGAGGAACAGGAGACGTTCTTGCTCATAGAATAATAGAATTTACAGGTTCATTATCTGATAATGCAATTGTTACAATACCTCTTGATGTACAAAATTTTTACCTTTTAAGAAATTCTAGTTCTGGTTCTTATACAGTTCAGTTTAAATACACGTCTGGATCAGGAAGTTCTGTAACTTTTTCTGCTACAGATAAAGGAGATAAATTAGTTGTTGCAAAAGGTGATGATGGAACTAATCCTAACATAGTAGAAATATCATTAGCTACAGCAGGCACAGTAACAGAAACTGGCACACAGACTTTAACAAATAAAACATTAACATCACCTAAAATAGGCACATCTATTTTAGATACTAATGGTGCTGAATTATTTAAATTAACTGCTACAAGTTCTGCAGTTAATGAAATAACTTATAACAACGCAGCTACAGGAAACAAACCAACATTTACTGCGTCTGGTGATGACAGTAATATTGGTATATCAATACAGCCAAAAGGATCTGGAACGGTAACTATTGATGCTTTGACATTTCCTGCAGCAGATGGTACTAGTGGCCAAGTGCTTCAGACCGATGGATCTGGAACACTAAGTTTTGCAACAGCATCAAGCGGTATATCAATGGGAAAAGCTATTGCAGCAG